TCCAATTATCGAGATATTCTCCCAAACCCGCCTGTGGGGTTTGTGTCGAAACTCTGGAACTCACCTGTGGAGTTCCTGTTGAGTTTCTAGAATCATCCTGTGTGATTCGTGTGGAGATAACTCTATCAAATGAGACTTTTTCAGGATTGTTGATACAATCAACAATATCATCCATATTCAAAGTGTTACTTACCAGTAATCGTTGATCCGTTTCAGTTTGTTGCAAATGTTTAATGAGCATAAGTACCCATTTAACGCCAGTATTCAAATCATCATGTAAAGTCAAAGCCAGGGGAAGAGGTCGAGTTTGGGTGTTCCATTTCGTCAGTCGTGCATTATGAGCCAATAATTCATTTTTCCAATTTTTCGATGTCACATAGTCATACTTTTTATATATGAGCTGTTGAGAGAAACCTTGATAAGAGGTTTCTGAGATTCGTGCGACATTTATTAAATGTACTCTTCTAAATAGTGCTTCTGGTGTTGAGATTGCATCTTGTGCGGTGAAACCGCAAAGATGTTCAAAAGCATTAGTAGTACATATTAATATCTTTGAGTTAAAAAATTTGGTATTTTTCTTATCAGCTTGAGCGCAGTCCAAAGGGTATTTGACGGGCGATACAAAATTAATAATCGATCGCCACTGAGATTTACCCTGTTGTCCTACGTCATCCATAACAAATACATCCTGGTTCAAATAATCGTCGTAAAAATCCTTCGAAGTATTTACAGGGGGTACAGTATGGGTATAAACGGTATGGTCCAGAGCTTTCAAAGATTCAACTACTTTATTAAGCAATACAGATTTTCCACAACCAGGTGGTCCATCTAGTACTATACATATAGGTTCCTCCCTTTCGGAAGTAGTATATGTATTTGCCATTTTATATAGTTGATCATTGTAAGCGTTCCAAGTCGCAATGAAATGTTTATTATCATTGTTCCTTATCCAATCGAGAAATCCAGTGTTGCATTTGAGAGCTTTCGCAGTTGTTATAACTTTGTTCCTAAAAACGGGGTTATGTAACGTTGATTGATCTCTTATCCATTCAGTATATTGTTCCACCACTTCCATAAGATGTTGATAATATGAAAATGGTTCAAATAAGTATTTTACTACTTTTTTGATTGGAATAATAAACCTTTCCAGTCCAATTTTATCAGTAATGAAGTCCAAAAAGCCATTGATGATATTGTGCAGTGCAGAAAATATTGATTGAAATGTATGAGATGCATGTACTCTTTTCCCTATTAATAGAGAAAAGTCTTTCAAAGCAGAAATGAGATTGTTTGATACACCAAAGTATACCAAACCTGCCATGAGAGCTTCCAAACTCATATTTTCAGTGTGCCAGTCATCATCGTCCGAAATAACAGGTGCATGGGTTATCAGATTCGTATTCTTCATCGTTTTATGTAAAAATCTTACGAGTTTAAACATATGAAAAACAAATTGTACAAATCCTACACCACTAGCGTAGGCGGTTCCAATTGACAAATACAAGTTTATACACAATGAAAACAATTCTTCATAATCAAGATTTTTAATAAAAGTAAAAATCTTTGAAGTCTTGTCAAGCAATGTAGATATTCCTGTAAATGAGCCAAAAAATTGTTTAACAACGTCAAACAATTTAGCAATCTTATCAGTAGTGTCCATTGTAGTATTGAAAATACTATAAGCCATATTAGCAAATCCAATTTGAGGGGTCATTATTCCAGTTGTGTCAATAACCAATAATAAATCATTGGTTCTTCGTGTATGCAAATGTTTTGCATTCACGGTCGAATAAATAGTTTTTAATTCTTTTTTACTAATACTCTTAATTACTCGTGTTTTTTGATTACACTTATAATAAAAATAATTAGTTTGTTTCCGGTCGTCAAATCCAATTTTATCTTGTTCAAATTCCAATTTAGAAAATTTTTTAATCAATCTAATCAATAATTTTCCGCGATCAGCATTATCAGTATCCAAAGTCAAATGTTTAACATTTCTATTATCCTTTCGGAATAAATCTGAAATGCTATTATCATAATCAAAATCAAAGCCATCAAGAGAATCCATATTACCAGTTGTTAGGGTTACAGAACTAACAGATCTGTGGGAAGAAACAGGTCCCAACTGTTGAGAAAAGTTTACATTAGTGGCAGCCATGGCCATAATGTGTCCGATATTGCGGTATAACTAACTATAGCTAGCTTCAAAGACGTGGGCGGGGTTAAGTGGCAGTGTCGGTTTTTCACCTGTTTATAAGCACTATGAATTCATGCTTATAACTCAGAGGTGTCCTAACTCGTTTCAATTCCGTCCAGGCTCGTCTTCTATCTAGAGATCTATAGGTTTTTATGATGCAATTCGGTGATAATTAACTATATATATACTCTACGTAATTAAGCTTTATACAAGTACAAGCTTATCCACGAAGAATACAAATAAAGTCAATGATAGTTTAAACTATTATGCTATAATTATCAATTCACATAATAGAGTGAGAAAGTCCAGTGAAGTTCCATTGTGGTTATATCCTATAACAAGTATCATTCATTAAATCATTAGGTTCAGCGTTATCTTTGAGTAGACTCTATAACGGTGTTAGTCTCAAACTTAATAAATTTTTCAATAAAAACAATTCGTCCGTAATTTCATATTCCAGTATTTTAAGCCATAGAATTCAAACACGCAAGGGGGGCTGGCCCTATACGTGAGTAGATATAAATATCTGTTTTTTCCAAATATCAAAAGATTTTACATAATTTATCAGAATTTTCTTTTCGCAATCCCTTTTCCTTTCAATTCATAACGTTTTACCGTTACAAATAAAGTAATTCGGTTAACGCGTCAAAATCATGTATATAGATAAAAACATTTGGATAGATTATTGTATTAC